TTTTGTTGAAACTCTTTGGTGTCTGCACCCTTGAACGCTGTTCGCACGGTTTCATCCAGTTCAACGGACTCTTTCTTGACAGATGGTTTGTCTTCTTTTTCTGCTTCCTTCTCGGCCGCTGCGATTGCTGCTGCTCTAGCATCAGCATCTTTTTTATACAACCCACTGGTGATATACTTTTTCACCTCGCGAGTCGCCTGTTGTGGAGTCATGAAGATTTCCCAACGCTCACCACCGACAAAAGATGAGATTGGAGCAGAAGCGCCAAGACCCATCTTCTTGAGAGTCACTGGTGTTCCACTCACCTCAAAAGCCTTGAGGAAAAACTCTTTGGTCGTAGCAGGATCTAGTGCTGGATCAGGTAGACCCTGTTCTGCGGCCGCCGCTGCGGCATCGGCAGCATTATCGCTTTCGTGTATTGCGTTGTATGCGATAGCAACACTCTGTTCGAGAGTGGCTTCCACTTGCTTGCGATCAAGACTCTCACGAAGAATGCGTGTTGCTTCTTCGTTGTCCCCTCGCATAACACAATCGATAATACGTCTAGAGTTCATCAGTATCCTCCCATAGAGTTCTTATCTGCAATCAGACCAGCCTCTCGTTCCTTCTGAATTTGCTTATCCATGTCCCTGATTTCTTCATCAGTTTGTCTTAGGATATTCTTTCTTACATATTCAAGTGAGTAATACTGTCCGACATACTCTTGGACATCACGGAGAACAGACATTCTTTCATTGACAATTTCGTATTCCTTCAACTCTGCAAAGTGTGAATCACTCACATAGTCAAAACGAATGTCTCCGACAATCTTCTTCCATTCATCCTCAGACATAATGCCTTTGAGAATACACTGCGTTCGAAGCAGCCTCAGGAATAGATAGTTGAATTTATTTCGTAGTCTGGCGATGAACTTAGAGAACTTGAGTTCGTCTCGTGAGATCTCAGAAGCACGACCCATATTGAATCCATTGTCTGCTTCGAGTCTAGTCATCGGAATGTTCAACGCACGATACAACTTCTTCTGGAAGTATTCGACATCATCCATCTCACCGAGGTTATCACCACCGGATAGGGTATCGATTTCTGTACCTTTACCACCCTCACGACGAGGCAACCAGTAGTCCTCAAGCATATTCATGAATTTCTTATCGTCTCGAATTTCACCAGTGCTTGCGTCATACACCAACTTGTTTCGATAACGGTTCATCAATTGCTTGACGTATTGCTCTGCCTTTTGCTTGGGTAGAGAACCAACGTCGATGTAGAAGATTCTTCGCTCGGGCGCCCGCGAGAGTCTATAGATAACCAAAGCATCTTCAACCATTCGTAGTTGATTGAGTGGTTTGATCGCTTTGTTTAGGTAACTCAGAACACGACCACTGTTCGCGTCATGAAGTCCAGAGTGGAAGTAGCAGACAGATTCAGGAGCAATCTTGATCCCTGTCTGATCTGTTTCTTTTTCTCGGTAAACATAGAACTCAGCAGAACCCTTGACAACCTTAGTTTTGGTTTTTGGATCAGTACCCTTCGATACTTCGACCATCTTGCGAATCTTTCTCGCATCAATAGCCCTGAGTTCTTGGATGCCCTTCTTGGGATTCTTATCATCGATGATGATGTGATAGTAACCCTTTCCATCAATATACCATCGACGGAACATCTCATAACCTCTGTTGTCGAAATCCAACATCCGAAGGACTTCATCAAACTCTGCATGAATCTTCTCTTTGATTGAATCTGAGAAAGACTCGTTGTTATCCAACATCAAATTCACAGAGTGACCATAATCACTGTAGACAATTGCCTCATTACAAATGTCCTCTACTGCCGATTCAATCTCGGGGTGTAGGGCCATTTCGCGATACTTCGCGACTGCTTGAGACTCTGTTTTGATTGCACCGTCTAGGTCAAGGTATGAACCATAGAAACCACCGGCGTCAATATACGAAGCACCCTCTTCTGCTGTGGGAACAACAAAAGAAGGGTAGTTCGTGGTAGTTGATGTAACATCAACTGGTTGATTTAGTTTGGATCTCCCGATGGAAAACCCGAAAAGATCTACTGGCATAATTTATATCCTCAAGAAATTACTGTTACTGAGAATCGCCCGGAAGCGGTGCGACTCCAAGTTGGGTAGTTTCGTCTGTACCGTCATTCGTCAGGAAGTACGAGTACTGTAGGGTCACTTCGAAGGTTGCTAGATCTTCGTTTTCGGCATCGAGTTCCATCTGACCGACTGAAGACGGGAAGCAATAGAAGAACTGATACGACTTGATCGGTTCTCCCTTTCTATTTAGTTGGTCTACGCCCCACGTTGGGAACAACGCTCCATTTAGGTCATGCTCATCACTTGCGACGTTACCAACTGCGGAGTAGATATCATCGACCCAACGCTCGAAAGCGTTACGGATCTTGAATTCACCATCTGCGATGATAGTGACAGTCCACTCTGCATACTCTCTGCTGCCTGGCAGTTTCAGTTTCCGACCACGGAAAGGCACTTCAATTTGACCAAGAGTGGTCTCAGGTAGTGCTGCTGTCCTAATTAGAAAGCCCAATTCGCTTGGTGCGGGGGTGTTTCCAATATTACCGTTCACCCGGAACAGGTTTGGTCGAACACCACCATTGAGAAGGCTGTTCTTGAACTGGTTGATGTTTAGCGACATTCGTTTCTCCTTACGGGGTATCTACTATTATCTATCACAGTCCCGAACCGATTTCATCAAAGTTTACACCAGTTCTTGAAGCGACAAAGTTCAGAGTGATGAAGTTGATGGATCGAGTAGGCTTGATGAAGATATCAGCGACGAACTCGTTCCGATCAATCACCTGTCCGGTATTATTGGAGTCATCACACACGACTTTGAAGTCGGTGATACCGCGACGAGTCTGAACGTCTCTCAAGAAAGGTTCAACAATGTTGATGAACTGTGCCCGTGTGAAGGCATCGTTCTGTTCGAAGAGTTGGAACTTAGACGCTGTTGCGATTGCCTTCTCAAGGACGATAAACAATCTACGAACATTGATTCTATCGAACGCACTTGGCTTGCTCTGTAGAGTCTTGTCTCCGAAGAGGACTGTTCCTTCTCCGGGGAAAGATACGACAGGGTTGATTTGATCAACGTACAGATCATCTCTCTGAGTCTTGATCGGGTTGAAACCAAGTCGCACAACTCCGCGAACCTGACCACGGTTGAACCCAGCAGGGGAGAACCAAGGATCGGTAAGTTCGTCTGAGCGAACCACGATACCAGCGACATCACCATTGAGAGGTACATATCGGTTGATATCGTTGTAGCGGTCGTACATGTACTTGTAACCACTATCAAGGAATGCGTAAGACGAAGAAGTGTTGACGTTGTTGGAGGTTCCGTTGAAGTCACCACCAGAGTCAGCAGCATTCACACCAGTTCGATATGCAACTGCGTTCGCTGTCGCAACCCGAGCAGTCTTGTCAACCACAGCGGATTCAGGAGGTGAAAGGAATGCAATTGCATCCTTACGGTCTTCAGCAAGAGCAACAAGATTCTTCGCTTCAACACCAGTGAGCGGTCCACCAAGAAGCAAGTTCACATCGACAGTTTCCGCATCCTTGAATAGATTGTAACCATCAGTGAAGAAGTCCGTTGGTGTAACAAGTGCGCCACCAGTTAGTCCAGAATAGACGTTTGTGTTGAGAGTCTTGAACTCCGAACCGCTATCAGACGCATCCGTACCCCAGTTTTGACCAGTCGATCCAATCGCCGTGGATGGTGGGTGATCTCCCCACCAAACATATTGCGATCCATCATTGACTTTATCGACATAGTAGATGCTTCTACCTCTGAAGTCCTTGGCATTGGGTGCCTTGGAAAGAGATTCGAAGGTTTCTAGGACTGTTCCTGGCGTACCACTCCATGCACCGAGGTTGTCAACGACCGCAACGTGAACGAGGTCATTTGTACCACCACGGGAACCGACATAATCGGATGATGCCGGCAATGCTTGACTAAAGTTACTTGCGTACTTCCATCCAAGACTTGCAGTGCTTCCAGAACCAGCGAGGGTTCCTCCAGCAGTTCCATCATCGGCTACGGCAGTGAACTTACCAATCCTCTGAAGAGTTTGTAGTTCGAACTGTGCGGCCTTATCTGCACCACCAGTTTGAGCATTCAAACCTTCAAACATATCGCGAGGAAGATTGAAGACGGAACCGAAAGTATCACCAGCAGAAAGACCAGCATTAGAACCAAAGGTAAATCCGGCAGGGAACGCAGTACTCGGTGCTTCATTTGTAAGAATTTCGATGAAGTTGCTATCCAAACCACCACCGGATGCAACGGAGGTGATCGTAGCGATTGCGTGTCCAGTAACACCAGTTGATTCAGAAGCGTGGCTAGTACCATGCTGTGGAGCAGTGTACTGGACGATGATGTCATCGCCAATTGAAAATTCAGTGGCAGCAGAAACAGCGACAGGATCAATAAAGATCGCCGCAGCGGCCGTGGTTGAAATTTTACCGCCAGTATCGTAGACGTTGAAACCACCAGAGATGCCCATCTCATCACCAACACTGGCGGCAGCGCCAGTACCTAGTGCAGCACTCGAACCACTAATGGCAAAGATTGCTTGGTGGAAAGTTGAACCACTGACACCAAACGAGAACTGCGAGCCAGGACCACCGATACTGGTTGAGTTATCGAGAATCGTGCCTGCACCAGTCACAGCGGAAATGTTGCGGCTGTTCGTTCCGTTGGCGAACCTGATGGTATCACCAGTCGAAGGATTCATCGTATTATCGAGGAATGCAAATGTCGTGGTGCTTTCTGTTGCAGTTGAACCATCAGTAAAGGCACTTACGTCAGTCGAAACCAACGGGAATGCTGGAATGGAAGTTAGAGCGGTAGTGACACCACTATTTTCACTCTTACCAGAACCGTCCAACGCAGGTCGATCAGCACCGAAATTGAAGTTTCGGGAAGTGGTATCAGAAACAGCAATGAGAAGACTGTTTCCGTACTCCTCAGATGGGTACTTCGCGATAAACGCGGCCTCATCCGAAGCATATCCGGCAGTCACGACCGTAAGATCGTAGTTCTCTTCGTTCTTGATCAATACACCAGCGGTTCCAGCACCATCCCATCGGGCGACAGAGTTAGCACTGCCTGCACCAACGACACGAGTGACCTGTAGACTATTTCCATAGCCTAGGAAGTTCGCTGCGGTGAAAAAGTAAGATGCGGTGTTTGTATCTGGTTCTTGAAAAAGATTGACCAGTTCAGTTTCACCGCTTACAGTAATTCTTTGCCCTACTGGACCCCACTGGAAGTGACCAGCGAATCCGGCTCTTGTTGTAGCAACGGCGGGAATCAGTGAGGTTAGATCAACCTCTTTTACCTGAACGCCGGGACTCAGTTGGAACGCCATGTGCTTCTCCTTTGAATCTGACCACATCCGTAATCGTAATCATCATGGTTCCTCATATCTATGATTACACAATTTTCAAGACAACCAAACACCATCATCATTCCAACGCTCATCGTCCAAACCATCATCAATAAAACCAAACGGTGTAAGTTCCTCGTCTATCTGTTGTTGTTTTTCTTGAAACAGTGCTTTTCGCACATCAAGATCAGTCATGTCTCTGAAATAGTTCTGTGTTGTCCACCATGCAAAGATGACCATACACATAACCAAGTCATCATTATGACCGACTTCGGCTTCGTAGGACATTCTCTTAGAAACAAAGGCAGTAAGTTCATTGATTATGTCGTAGTCTTGGAAAAAAAGTTTATCCTCTTCGATCATAGTTTTTAGAACGGAACATCCCAACTTCTTGACCGCAGATGTAGTTCGAACTCCTAGTTGAGACTGACCACCCGAACCAAAACCACCATCTAAAGTCTGACCCTTACGCCCGCGTACGGAGGCCTGCACGAGGCTATCGTACTCAAGTTCACTCCATAGAAGATCTGCCACCTGACCACCGATGTCATTGATCTCCACCAAAATAGGACATTTACCATAACGATTACCAATCTCTGCTAGAAGATTTGGATACACCATAGGTGATATCTCATTGTTTCGATAAACAGCGGCAATCTTGTATGGCACCTCGGTAATATCAAAAACAACGAATGCAGAATAGTCCTGACCGACACCGCGAGAAACATCAACAGTCATCGCATACTCGCGACCCTTTTCTGGTTCCTCGTAGATACACAATCCAGAATCGTATTTGTGTAAAGGAGAAACAAAGGCGAGTGACTTGAGTTTGTTGGATGAGATCAGCGTATTTGCCGATCCAATGAAGTCACATTCAAATTCAACTTTGAATTGTTCTTCACTGGTGTTTCTAATTGTCTCTTGTTTCCAACGCTCGTCTCTGCCTGGAACCTCGGCCCAATCCACCTCAATCGGAATGTACGAGTTTCTACCCTCCTCGGCATCAACCCACATTTTGTAGTATTGATTGAGTCCCTTGGGAGTAGAGATAATCAGAACCTTCGTCTCTTTACCGGATGAGATGGTTGGATAGACTGAACTAAAGAACTCGTCTGCTACATTCTGAGGCACATATGCAAATTCGTCAAGGAAGATCATGTTGAACGAACCACCACGGACTGCACTAGAGGAAGTTGCGGATGCAAGAACCTTGGATCCGTTCTCAAGAACAATATTGCCTTTATTCCACTCAACGATTCCCTGCTGTAACCACTTGGGAAGATACTCATAGGCAAGTTTGAGTCTGCCTAACAATTCTCTAGCAGTCGCTAGTTTGTTAGCAAGGATTGCAACATTGACCGTTGGATTGAATAAGATGTAGTGTAGTAGATAAGCAATAACTGTGGTAGACTTACCAGACTGACGAGGCATCTTAGCAATAACGAAACGATTCTCATGAATCTGGTCGATCATGTTCGATTGATAATCGTACAGTTCAAATGGTATAAGACCATGATCAACATTGACGATTTGAATATAGTTCTTGATGAAGTAGATCGGATCCTGAGAACACTTGATGTATTCCTCGACCTGCTCTTGTGTGAACTCTTGATTTACGCCTGATGACTTGAGATTCTCATTACCAAGGTAGGATGATTTATCACTTTGTTCCGTCATCTTCTAGTCTCTTGAAATTGTTCTTCACCAAATCTTGTAACTGTTTCGTTGAACCAACGAAGATCGAGTTGTTTGTAATGTTCGATGCCTTCTGAGATGAGGATTCGCCTTCGATGTCACCCATCTGCTTGTGTAGATCGATCAAGTCTTTGTTTGCCTCTGTGACACTCTTGATCATCTGAGAGACAACCTCATAGGCTCTTGGATTATCTCCCTCTGATGCAACTGTGAGGATACCCTCAATCGCCCCTGCTCCGACATTCACAATGTCGAGGAGATTTTGTCGAACAGTCTTGTAATCTTTATCGAGATCTTGCTGTCTCTTGCTATCAGGGACATGCTCAATCTCAGTTGGTTCGATGACCTCAGCCTCCACGATTTCTGTTTCTGGCGGGTCTATGTTTAGTGCGTCTGAGATTTTTTCAGCCGATGTTTTCTTGGACATCATAAACTCCTATTGTCACGGTGCGTCTGCGGAATCAGCGGTTGATCCCTCATCATTTGAGTGGGTTTGTATTTCGCGGAATACATTGTCATCCGCGGCAAACCATCCACTGTTTCCTGTTGCTTGCAGCAACCAACTGTTACTTACATTTCCTATACCATTGCTATCTACAACAAGACCCTTCGGTTCATCCATTTCGATAACCAAACGAAGATTTTCTGCGACGAGTCTGCCCGGGGCTCCTTCTCCAACACCCGAGGCATCCTCATGGATATGAATTTCGAAGTTGATCTTGTTTTCAAAGGTGGCCCCACCTTCTTCGAAAGTAGCACCAGAGCCAGTATCAAAATCAAATTCAATGTGATGGGCTGATTTTGTCGGCAAGAATGTTTGGAATCTATTGTTATCGTCAGTCATCTGGCCGCCCGTACCGCCTAGTACACCAAATCCGGTTTCGGGAACCTCTCTATACCCAGTGCTGACTAGAATAGCGAGTGCCATTTCGTAACCAATGGTCTCTCCAGCATTCGCCTCGGTTGGAACTGTTCCGTTATTGAATGTTTGTCCGGGTGTATATGGAGGAGAACCAGCGGGAGTTGCATCAATATCAGCATACAGGTGGAATCTTCCCTTACCTGTAATTGGAACTCCATCCGCTGTTCCATTTGTTGTGAGATACATTCTTGGAGTAGACCCCATGGCTGAGCCAGGTTCTTTGTATAGATCAGGCAACTCGAAGATATAAACACCAGACCTGGCCTCATATGCTTTCACTGCTTCACCAGCAAAGTCTGTGTGGTGACTGGTGATTCCAAAACCACCTGACCTCTGATCTGTAATGTCTGTCGCCTCCACGACTGACTGGAAAAACTGTCCAGTAAATCCTGCTGCGAAGTCTGTACCTCCGTTTGATACGTCAGCGATTGCTTTTGTAATTACACCAGACTCTCTAGGCTTAGTGTAGATATTTGTTCCAGCAGTAAAGGTCAAGGTAAACAAGATGATTCTTGGTTCATCCAGTTCACCCTCTGCCTCGATAGAATCAACCACGCCAGTCAGAACGATTGGAACATCGATCTTCTTATGAATTTCGGTGAAGTTTACAGAGACAGTAAAATCGGGTGTGAAGTTGGGAACAATTTGTTCGATGATTTGAAGACCATCATCCATATTCCTAACAGCAATGTTTAGTTCGAATTCAACATTGTATGGAACCTCAGCATAGTCATATTTCAAACTTGTTGTGGGCGAAGACGAAGCAGACAATCGTTTCTGCATCGTGTTTCTTTTACGAGTAGGATCGTAGGTAAGTGTGGTCATCGAAAAACCCATGCGAGGCAAAATGGAACCCACATCCTGTTCGATTGATTCGAACTGTCGCAACATCATTCGAAACTTCTCTTTGCCTGTATAGGTTAGAGGCACACGAATTTGTTCGACTGCTGTTGACTTTCCATCAATTGTTTCTTTTCGCTGCACATAAATCTCATTGAATAGAGAACCGAATGCGACAACGGTTTTGCGAAGACTCTCATTATAGAAGGGATTGCCGAACATTACAGATCACCCTCCGAGAATGGGTTTACGTCTGTGAAGTCTAAGAAGGAAGCAGCCTCTCGCTCAAGTGCATCGTTATCAGAGAATCCATCAATGTCAACGATGTTCGCTGTCACACCGACACTAGCGATACTCGCACGACCAGTAGCACCGACGATAGCGTAGACACCACTCGACGCACCTGTAATACCAATGGTCGAATCGAAAGATCCAGACGAACCGGCGACAGTAATTCTGTTTGTGTTCGTATCCCAATTGGCAATCCTCGCGGAGAAGGTAGATCCTTGGAGGATATCTTCTCCCTCGATGAATGTATTGTATGACGAGGACGCAAGGGGAGTACCAGAAACAATAACATCAAAGTCTGGTACAATTGTGAATTGATCTTGAATCTCGTCGATCTCAGTAGTGCCTGTCGAGAGTTGCTCGTATGAGTAACGCATCTTCTTACATGTGAGTGACATGGAATGAATTCTACCGAGTTGGAAGTTGCCATAGTTTCGATTGACCTTGACAATTTCCCACAGTGCTGCTTCACTCTTACCAAGATCGCTTTCGCGAGTATCGTCCTCGCCGTAGCGAACGTAAAGAACATCGCCTTCTCTTGGTTCCAGTAATTTTAGGTCATCAAAGACTTCTCGAAATCTGTCGATAGAAACAACGAAGTCGGAAGTCTCATCGATTTCAAGACCAATCTGACCGAGGATGACATCACTACCTTCAAATCCATCCACGTTCTCTACATACATCTCGATTTTTCTTGAGGTTGAGAACTTAGATCGAGTGTCCTCACCAAATACGGTATCAACTTCTACCTCATCACGAATCATATACTCAACATCAATACCAAAGTTTCGGATCATCTCTTTATGGAGATCCGAAACCAAGTCACGCTCCCGGTTGGGTCTTAGTCGAATATAAGGATTAGTTGCCATTCATTCACCCCGTAAAGAAATCAGTGGGCAGTCCATACATGTCTTCCATCTGCTCTTCGATTTTCTCGACCTCTTCATTGCCTTCTGAATACAACTGAGATCCGTTCAGAGCGACACCACCGGGCAATTGAACGCTCTCATACTTCGATAAGTTTGAACCCCATTGTCTCTTGAACAATGCAGTAACATACTTCTTCAAGAAACGATCATTGTAGATTTCGGTGTATGTGTTTGGATTCAGTGCGACATACGCTTCGAGAACAATGAACTGACCAGTCGTAATATCCTCTCCCCAGTTCATGTCAAGATAGAGTCTATTTGTGACACGACTAAAGCGAATTGCCTTTTCGGGATCAAGGTAGTCTCGGATCAAACTAAGATGGTTTTGAATGATGGTATAGTCAGACATCATTCCGGGTGAGCGAAGACCGTAGGCGTCGTTCAGAGCGATCTGATAGGGAACGCTGAAGATATTGTTCGTACCTGATTCAGAAAACTCAAACACGCGAGTCACAGACATAATCTGCTTTCCGCTTTCTACAGCAACGCCAATAGACGCTGCGTTTGCAGCGATAGAATCAGTGTCAATGTAACCATTCGAAACATCGGTGCTAGTTACCTGATGCTTGAAGTAAGTACGCAAAACACCATCGAAGTGATACTCCGAAAATGTTTGCAAGGCATCGTCAAGGCGATCTTCTAGTTGCTCGTCATCGACGTTGATCTCGATAACGGGAAATCCTAGTTGTCGCAGACAATAGTCTTTTAGTTCTTGTCTACTCGTCGGTTGGGCCATCTGGTTCTATCCTCCGCTTCCGCTTATATGTATACGAGCGGGCGACCTTCCGAATTTTCTTTCGTTTATCCGGTCTTCGCTTTTTGTGACTACGGTACTTTCTGGGATCCAGAGTAAAACCCTCCGTTAGAAATCAATCATAAGAGTCTTGCGAATGCTATCTGCGTTTTCGTACTCGGTAAACTTAGCCTGTTTAGAATTCTCTTGAATCGTGATTAGATTGTTGACCTCAACTAAGACTTGATCAAAGACCGAGGCAGTTCCGGTTACCCCAGCAGTGGCATTACCACCACCAGTACCGGCACGAATCGTCGATAGAGTGAAACCACCAGATGCTCCAGCAGGGCCTTCAGCATTACCACTCAAACCTCTAACGAAACGCTCTCTAATATAAGCGGGGTGATTTGGATCATCACCAGCAACAGCGTGACTTGCATTGATAATAGCCAAGTCTTCAAGCATGATTGAGGATATGCTTCTCAGATCAGTATTGGTTGCTACATGGTCACTCGAAGCAGCAAAGGTTCCACCAGTAAATCCGAACGTAAGACCATGTGTCGCACCATAGTAACTGTCATACGAGGCACCAACAATGAGTTCTAGATACTTACCCTTGAACTGATCTGTTGAGATAAGAGTAGTTGTCCCGGTAATCTCCATTCCGGTCTGACCACTAATCTCACCCTGAATGGTCGCACCAACCGCGATGTTACCTGCGGTCGGAGAGTGCCAGACTGTTCCACCACCAGCAGCGGCAGAGAACCCAGAATCAAACTGTGCAGTTGGTCCTGAGATTCCTGAGTTTGCACCGAGATCTTGCGTGCTTCCTACACCAAACAAGAACAACTGTAGTTGAGTGGGATCCCACCTAGACACAAAGCCTTCGACGGTAATACCAGTCGGGCCTGTAGCGTTTGCACCAGACGCACCTGTGATGTTGTCTGCGAAAGTAAATACCCTTTCACCAAAGGTAAATCCAGCAGTCAAAGCACCAGCAGGACCAGTCATCGTAAGAACAATTTCAGCACGAGGGTCTATCGGTAGGTTGAATGTTGCACCTGCAACCGAACGCTTGAGTTTACCAGCAGTGCTTAGAGTTCCTTTAGTTTGCTTCGCAGAACCAGTGGTGATCACCGGCTTTTTCGACACATAGTGCAAGAACAGCATAGAAGAATCGAAGGGACTGGCAGTGCTTCCACCAAATGCGTGTGCGGTAGTGAATCCAGCAGTGGTTTCATAGTTCGTGAAAATTGTTGAGAATTCACCGTGAGAAATGCCCAAGGCATCGCCTGCGGTAATCTGATCACCCGTTGCTGCGAGAGGTAGAGTTACGCCAATAAAACCACCCTCGTCGGTAAACAAGAAAGAGCGGTTCAGTGTGATACCACCAGCGAGGTTGGTATAGTGTTCTAGTGTAAATGCCATCTATTTCATCCTATCCTTTATTAGAAGTCACTACCTGCGAAATCTACTCTCATCTTGAATGGTTCGTCGTTCGCCTGGTCAAGCGACGATGTGAACGTACCCGGAAGGCCACTGCCGATATCTGTAGTTGTGTAATGATACATGTCAATCTTTACAACCAATCCACCACTCGCGGGGACATCAACTGTGTGCATGAGTGTGTTACTGACGGTTTCTATTCCACCGTGCAAGACGCTCTTGGAAAAACTACTCAATCCAGAATTTCGACAATTGAGACCTACACCATCTTCTATGGATGTCTCGATTGCCTCACTACCGTGCATCTTACCAGCAAGATAACTTGCATCGTAAGGTTCGCCTTGTCCAAATCCACTACCGTCAACCGCTGTGAAAGTTGTTCCCTTGTCCGTCGAGACGAATAGTCCAATGCCCGTACTGGTACAATTGTTTTCATTGAGTGTTTGCAAGAAGGCCCTCAATGAGAGAGTAATATTTGCTTTTCCTGTAACAAAATTACCGTCACCATCGTCACATGTCAGAGTCGCTCTCCGTGACAGAACCATCGCGGCCGCGACCGCCGAAGTGTACGCAGCAGCATGTTCACCCTCTTCCAACACTTCCATTTCACCGTTATCATCACCACCACCAAAACTCGACATGAAAGTGGTCGTGGTTGTTTCTGGAGATGTTCTCCATTCACAGGAGACACCATCGGTGAATAGATACTGATTCTTACCTTCGATGTATGCTTGTGTATTACCGGCACTACCCTTGATGTGAAGGCGACCACTCACGATATTGAGTGTACCGAAACCATCTGGGTATCCTTGGAAAGTCACACCATACTGGTGGTCTGGATATGTGTCGAGAACAGCAGAGGTGTCTGCCATCACGCCCACAAGGTTGTTCGCGTTACCTGTATAACCTGCGGTATAACCCCAAGGTGCATCGGCAGTGCCGAGACCTAAGAAGTATGACTGGTGACCTGTGGGTCCGCCGAGCAAACCATCATCACGGTCCTTACCACCAATGACCACGTTACCCTTCTGG